AAACCGCGCTCTACGCCTCGTTCTGGGGTTGAGCGATGGGCTTCCTCGGCGGCAAGAAAAAGAACATCAAGCCGGATTTCACCGGCCTGCAATTGCAGACCGCCGTCTCCACCCTGCCGATCCCGCTCCTATGGGGCCGGCAGAAGATGACCGGCAACCTGATCTGGTACAACGGCTTCACCGCCTACAAGGGCAACAAGGGCAAGGGCGGCAAGAGCCACGCGCTCTCGGGCCTCACCGGCGGCAACAACGTCGAGACCGATTACCGCGCCGACATCATCTTGGCTTTGTGCGAGGGGCCGATCTTGGACGTCGGCTACACCTGGCAGAACCAGTCGCTCTACAACTATCAGCTTCTGATGATGAACCTGTTCAACGGCGGCAGCGGCCCTGCCGGCGAGCAACCCATCTGGCCGTGGACAGAGGCGTTCTATCCGCCGCAGGCGGTCGCTTACGCCGGCACCGCCTACATGGCGGCGGCGTGGTACCAGATGGGCACGACGCCTGAGATCGGCAACCTCAGTTTCGAGGTCATCGGCAACATGTCGGGCACCGGCGCCAACGGCGTCGACGCCGACCCCGCGCTGGTCATCTTCGACTTCCTCACCAACGCGCGCTACGGCGCGGGCTTCGATCCCGCCTCGATCGATCAGACGACGCTGTTCGGCCCCGGCGGCGACGCCAGCCTGCAGACCTATTGCAAGTCGCTCGGCATCGCGTTCTCGCCGCTGATCAACAGTCAGGAGGCGGCGTCCTCGGTCCTCGCCCGCTGGCTGCAAATCTGCAACAGCGCGGCGGTCTGGACCGGCGGTCAACTCAAGTTCATTCCCTACGGCGACACCGAGACTACCGTCGGCGACCAGCAGACGTTCACCCGCAACTTCTCCATCCCCTATGTCGTCCCGCCCGACAGCAGCGTCGTCTGGCAATTGCCGGCGATGATCACCGTCGCTGCGCCTGATGAGTTCGTCTCCGACGGCGGCGTGGTTTATTCGGAGAACGGCGCTCCGCTGGTCTTCATCGGCGTCATCACCATCACGGCTTTCAACTACACGCTGCCTTCAAACACTTACGGCTTCGACCCCGTCGGCACTTACGTCTTTTCCATTTTCGACGCTGGCAAGCCGGTGACGATGACCTACACCGTCAAGGCGTCGACCGGCTTCGCGCCGCTGCTCACGCCGCAATACGACCTCGCCGACGCCGATTATCTCGCAGAGCCTGACAAGGACCCGGTCAACGTCGAGCGCGCCGATATCTATTCGCTGCCCGGGATCCAGCGCATCGAAGTCACCAGCCGCTCGAACTCCTACGCGATGACGCCCGTCGAGGCGCGCGACCAAGCGCAGATCGAAATGTACGGCCCGCGCGTCGGCTCGACCATCACCGCGCACGAGATCTGCGACGAGTTCACCATCGGCCCAGTCGTCGCGCAATTGATCTTGCAGCGCGCGCTCTATGTGCGCGCCAAGTACACTTGGAAACTCTCGTGGGAATTCTGCCTGCTCGACCCGATGGACGTGGTGACGCTGACCGACCCCGACCTCGGCCTCGATCAGGCGAAGGTCCGCATCACCTCGATCGAGGAGGACGACAACGGCCTCTTGACCGTGGTCGCCGAGGAACTGGTCTCCGGCATCGGCACCCCGGCGGCGAACCCGAGCGCCGGCTCGGGCGGGCCGCAGCACTCGTTCTCGCAGACGGCGGTCTCGATCAACGCCCCGCTGCTCTACCAGCCGCCGACCACGCTGACCGGCGGCGTGGCGCAAATCTGGGCGGGCGCTTCGCCGCAGGCGGCGGGCGCCTCGACGCAATGGGGCGGCTGCAACATCTACGCTTCGCTCGACGGAACCACCTACGCCGAGGTTGCGAGCATCACCCAGCCGGTCGCGCAAGGGGTGCTCTCCGCGCCGTTGCCGATCGCCATCGCCGGCTCGGATCCGATCAACACGCTCTCGGTCGATCTCACGATGAGCAGCGGCGTGCTGGCTGGCGTCGACCCGACCTCGGCCTCGCTCGGCGTCACCCTGTCGCTGGTCGACAACGAGCTCGTCTCATTCACCGATGCGACCCTGACCGCAACCAGCGCTTACGCCCTGACCGGCCTCTACCGCGGCATGAGCGGCAGCGCGCCCGCCCCGCACGCGACCGGCGCGCCATTCGCGCGGCTCGACAAGTCGGTGCTCGCCACCTACGCCATCCCGGCGGGGACCACGGGGCAGACCGTCTATTTCAAGTTCCAGAGCTTCAACGCCTTCGGCGGCGGCGAGCAGGACTTGTCGAACTGCGCGGTCTACACGGTCGTCGTCGGCAGCGCCGGAACCTCCCATCCGATCACCATCCAGTTGCAGACCGGCTCGCCCGTTGACTTGGGCGCGGTCAACGCGGCGCCGACCATCTCCGACGACTTCGGCGCGGTGACGCAGGCGGTTGGCGACATCATCGACCTTGGCAATTTCGGCGTCGTGCCGCACCCGATCGCGGTCAAGCTGGAGAGCGGCATCCCGCTCGACCTCGGCCCCGTCGTCGGCGTGATCGACGTTAGCGACGACTTCGGCGCGGTGCTTGACCCGCCGGTCCACACCTCTGACCTCGGGACAGTTCCATGAGCGAGCAGCTACAACTCAGGCGCGGCACCGCGGCGCAGATCGCGACCAACACGCCCCAAGCTGGCGAGGTCTGGGTCGACACCGACCACACGCGCATCGTCGTCGGCGACGGCTCGACCGTCGGCGGCTTCGCGGTTCCGAGAATGATGGAGGTGGCGAGCTACGCGGTGATCGCTAAGGCGGTCAGCGCCAACCTCGTCGCCGACACGCCGCTCATCGTGCCGCTGCCCCCCGGCGTCACACGCTACCGCGTGACCCGCGTCACCCTCCTCGCGCCTTCGGTCGCGCTGAGTGTGGCCCAGGCCGCGCTCTACAACGCCGTCAGCGGCGGCGGCGTCGCCATCTGCTCGCCGCAGGCGCTCGCCGGCCTGACCTCGAGCTCTCCCGCCACGGCGGGCAACGCGATCGACCTGACGCTCGCCTTGGCCGCCGCGACCTTTTTCACCGCCACGACGCTCTATTTCCGCATCACCACGGCGCAGGGGTCGGCGGCGACCGTCGACGTCATCCTGCACATCCAGCCCTACGACTGACGAGAGAAGGCCGCCGGCCGGGTTTCCCGGGCGCTTGGCTATATGCCCCCCGCCCGGACCCGTGACGCCTGCCGGTGCCCCGCCTACGCCCCGGCGGTGACGCCTCCCGAACAAGGATCAACCCATGTCCACGAAAACCCCCGCCGAATGGCGGGTGGTCCTGCGCGCGGTCGCGCCTCGCGGCAAGTCCTGGATCCTCGATGGCTTCGCCGACGCGCTGCCGGCGTTGTGCGAGCGCTACGCGATCAACACCAAAGACCGGCAGGCGCATTTCATCGCGCAGTGCGCGCATGAGTGCGATCACTTCAAGACGACGACCGAATACGCCAGCGGCGCCGCCTACGAGGCGCGCAAGGATCTCGGCAACACCCAGTCCGGCGACGGCAGACGCTACAAAGGGCGCGGCCTGATCCAGCTGACTGGCCGGTTCAACTACACCAAGGCCGGCGAGGCGCTTGCGCAGCCCTTTGTCGAAGACCCGGAAATGGTGGCGCGGTTCCCGCATGCCGCCGACGTGAGCGGCTGGTTCTGGCACGTCAACAGTCTCAACCGCCACGCTGACGCCAACGACGTTCGCGCCGCCACCAAGGCGATCAATGGCGGCTACAACGGGCTGGACAGCCGCACGGCCTATCTCGCCAAAGCGAAGGCCGCGCTGGCATGAGCGCGAGCGATCTCGTCGTCCCCCCGCCGATCCCAAAACTTTTGGACTATCCGGCGTCGGTTGGGGTCGCGCTCATCGTCGTGTTCACGACGATCCTGCTGATAGTCGCCGGCAAGTTTGATCCGACCGGCGGAACGCTCACCGTCTCACTCGTGGTGGTTCTGACCTTTTTAGGCTTGGTCGTTTTCTGCGCGTTCTTCACCGTGCCTAACGACGAGGTGACAAGCGGCGTGATCGGCGGCCTGACCGCCGCGTTCGGCGCCGTCGTCGCCTTCTGGCTCAACAAGCCGAGGGGCTGACGCCTAGGATCAAAACCCAATCAGCTTGACTGGTTTCGACCCTGAGCTGCCCTTTGAGGGCGGCCCTATGGACGGGCGGGAAGCGCGAGAAAGCGGTCTTCGGCTGAATGCGTCGGTTGCGCGAATTGCGGTCCCGGAAGAGCGGGTGAACCCTAAGAAGCGGCTCGGGCATCGGGGGGAAGGACGCCTGAAACGGAGACCGGCGCACGAGCGAAACACGGAAGCTCGCGGCGCCGTCGACGACGTTTTCCTATCGCTGACGCCTCAAGTCCAAGTTGACAGGCATGAGAGCGGCTCCTTACGCTTGAGGCGGCGTTAGCGTTGGCCCGCGGGGGGATCAATAGCGCCTTCCAAGGGAGGAATAGGCGCGGCTTGCGCGGATTCCTCGCTTGTCGGCGATCGCCATAATCACTGTCCCGGGTCAATGGTTGCAATTAAGCCCCGAGGCTTCCGCAGCTGGAGAAAAGAGGTGGGGCTCACATGGCGGGTTTCACGCCCGCGCGAACTAGATACCAGTTGACCGGGAAGCTGACGATGAAGCCGAGAACCATGCCGATCTGCATCATGAACCAATAAGTAGGCGATGTTAGCTCGGACCGCGGCACGAACTGAAAATAAATGAAGGCCATCCAGGCGAACAAGCCAATTTCGAAGGCTGTCAGTGCGAGCGTGTCGGCCTTGATCGCTTCAATGAGCGCTTCGCGCCGCGAAATCCGCCGCACGGCGCGGATGGGAAGGTATTGGAACGCGATACCAAAAATATAGGCGAGAACAAACAGAACCAAAAACTCGGCATAGAGCCGCGAGCCGAAGAGTGTCCATCCCGCCCAAAACACGATCGGCGCGCCGATGATGTCGCCAATAACGCAGCCCGCGGCGCAATGTGTCGTCGAGACAAACACGCTTTTCCAGAACGGACGCCCGGCGTGTGCAGCATGCATGTCCATAGACATGCTCATCGGCTTTCGCTGCGCCATGTCGGCGTAAAGCAACCAGCCGAGCGCCGGAATATAGAGTGCGGTGATCGGCCATACGACGTTCATGATCTTCATGTGCTGGGGATGGGCTGTGACATCGAACGCGATCGCGATCGCGGTCAACAGGCCGAAAATGACCGCGACCCAAGAGACTATGATGAGCCATTGCGCCACTGCTGCACCTCGCGGAAATCTTAGGTCGCGGAAGGATTTCCAAACATAGCAACGGGCACTGGCAACAATGGGTCCGCCGCGCGCCCTTTATGTCGCCTTCTCCTCCCGAAATGCCGATCAGCCCCTCAAACGGGCCAGCACGTTTTCGACGGCCGCGATAGCGGTGGCTAGGTCGCCTTTGGTCAGGTCGACAAGCAGCCGAACGCCCTGGCGCTCCTCTCGGATAATCCGGCTGTCCTTTTCCAACTCATCATAGATGCCGACGACCCTATAAACCCGCACCGGGTGAGCGAAGCCCTTGATGGAAACAGGCTCCTGTTCCTCGGTCAATATCGTATCCTTGATTAGGGACGAGGTTTCGTGAGCGACCAGGATCCCGCCGAGCTCAGCATGGGACTGCAACCGCGCGGCCAAGTTCACCTCGTTGCCAACAACGGTGTAGTCCATTCGGTCCTCGCTGCCGAAATTGCCAACGGTGCAGAAGCCCGTGTTGATCCCGACGCGTAGCTGGAATGGCTGTTCCGAGCCGAGATCCAACCAGTTGAGCTGCAACTCGCGCAACCGCCGCTGCATAGCGATCGCCATCTTGACGCACGCGATGGCGTCCTCCTTGCTCCCGCGGCTCGTCGGATCGCCAAAGAACGCCATGATCGCGTCTCCCACGTACTTGTCTATCGTGGCGCCGTGACTGACCGCGATCTTGGACATTTCGGTCAGATATTGATTGAGCAGGTTCGTCAGTTCCTCGGATTCGAGACCGTCGGTGGTCTCGGTGAAATTGGCGATGTCCGAGAAGAAGATCGTCAGCTTTTTCCGCTTGGCGGCGACTCTGGCGCTTTGTCTACCGGCGAAGATCGAATTGTACAATTGGGCCGGTAGGAATTTGGCCAATTTGGACGACAGGTCTGCGAGTAGCTCGTTCTTTTCAGCCAGCTCGATTTGTGTGCGCCTGAGCTCGATAAATCCGCTGGAGATGGCGATCATGGCGAACAGAACGGCGAACCAGCTGACGTTCTGATGGAGAGTGTCCATGAACGCGATCGCTGCTTGCCTCGACATAACCGCGGGCGAGACGTACATGGACAGAAGATCAACAAAATAAAACAGACAGATGCCCGCCAGTCCCAGCACGATCAGCCGAAGGCCGGTTTGCGGGGCTGACGGCCGTTTGCTGGGACCGATCAGTCGACAGCGCCAAATGGCATAGATGGTGACTGCAATGATCAGAAGATCGATCGCAGTCATGAGGGGGATTGAATTCCAGATCATGCTTCCGCCCTCGGCGCACGATCAGCATGGGCCCTCTTTATCACGCCACAAGAGTTCCCGCGACGCCGGAGAGGTGGCCTCACGAAAAGAGTGACGCAGCCGGGGCGCACTGCCTGTGAGGTCGGCGTGCGCGGGGTATAGCCTTTTTCTGCCCCAATCGGAAACGAACGATTCGAACCTCCCGTTAGCTGAGCGACAGACCGGCGATGCGAAATCGTCAAATCGCGCCAGATTGAAACCGCGGGCCGCGCGGCGGGAAGGTATCGTCCCAATGGATTTAACTTGACAGAAAGGTGGCCTAGGCGCGCAGTACTTTGTGTGCGCTTTTGCGCACTGCCCCGCAAGGGAGGAAGCCATGGAAGAGGTAAATCGGAGGTCCGCAATCGCACTCGGTATGACAGGCGCCCTATGCGCTCTAACGACGCCCGCGGTCGCTCAGGAATATGGTCCAAATGACGGCAAGGAACTCAGCCCCGGGGTCCGTATGGTGGAAATCGGAACCCGGGACTCCGACCTCCCCGCCTACAAGAGCATTCAAATAGTCGATGTCGTATGGCAACCCGG